CCTCAACCTTCTCTGGTGTGTCATTGAAGGTATCATCAGTCAACATATAGTTTGTTGTACCGAAATGATCATAGTTATACAACATTTCGTCTTTTATTAAATTGATGTCCCGTACATATGTGCCTTTCTTTTTACCTAGCATGGTAAAACGACAGAACTTACACTCAAATATACATCCTCTTGCACACTCTAGCGGAAGTGACTCATTACGTTGGATAATAGATGAAGAATGCCACCTATGCTGGCAGGTTTGAATATCCCAAGGTGCAGTGATCTTTCTAAAGAGACCTGAATTCTTAATGTTATTAATAATTTGAAGGATTTTGTTCTCAGCAAAACTTACTATAACGTGGTCAAACTGATAGCCGTTTTTTTCAATGATCTTTGACCAAATGTGAGCCGAAGGTCCACGCAAAAGTTGAACTAATACCAATAATAGTTCTAGGCCCAACGAACTTGTTAATAATACTTACAAGTTGATCCTGATTAAGGAAGTGAACAAAAGATATGACTTGGCAAGTATATCCACCTTCGCGGATTCGTTGTGCTATTTTGGAGGGTCCAAGGAAACGAGATGGATATGATGTACGGTCACCATTAAATGAAATGCCACCGTGCTTTTCATTAAGGTGAACATCAGTAGTAGTCTGCGTGATGTATGACCACGCAGCCTCAAATATCACAACATCAACATGATTATTCATAGTATGTGTTTTCTATGCACACGACATATAATCCAGTCGTTGTAATACCTTTGTGGTTCGTATAGAACATTATGTTCGAATTGAAATTTGGCTTCATAATATGAACATTCACCTTTGTTCTTACATAGACGGATTATTTCACGAGTAAACATATCTTCACCAAGACGTTTAACATCTTCTTGGACTGCTTTAGAACTACCGAAGTATGTTTTCCAATCAGAAGGAGCCAAATATCTTTTTTTCTTGCCTTTTAATGTCTTTGTCTTCTTAAACCAAAATAACTTTTTACCAATGTAGATTTTACTGTCAATGTTATTTGTTATTTTGTACACAAATCCATAATCATTTTCGGAAGGTTCTTCAAAAACGGCTCCGTTAAGGAGCCAAGTCATCTCGGATCAAGTTCGTCAAAAAGATCGTCGTCCATTTCTTCATCGTCTCCTTCGACCTCACTACCACAGTATGGACAAAAGCAGACAGATTCCTCTGTTTTGTATGGGGTGTGGACGATGAATTCAGCGTCACAGTTGTAACAGATAATTGGTCCATCTTGTTCGTCGTCAAGCATAAGCTACTCCTACCAGTTTTTAACTATATGTTTGTCGCTGTAGAAACACTCTTGAAGCATGTCATTCCACTCGACGTTATATGTAGCTTTATCTCGTTCGCCCAAGACAGCGAACCCTCTCACTCGTTCATGACAACAGTAACACGTACCACAATGCTTGTTATTGAAATGGTTTATAGTACACGAGTGAGTGTTAAACAAGACGTCTTGTCGACTAAGAAGGTAAAAGATTTCGATCGTGTTTTGTTTTAAGAGGTCAATAAAAGGTAGGTAAACGTTTTCTGATCTAACAAGATCTTTTTGTGCTTGTGATAGTATTTTTGTTGGAGCAAACATGAGTTTATTGGCCCCATTGAACCATCCATCAAAATCATGTTTTTGCTTAGCAAGCAGTCTCATGCGTTTATTCTCTGGGGGACTCATGTCATTAAACGCAGGAGTATCTGATATAACTTCTCTTTGTGTTACGCCTAGATAATCACAGAGCTCGAGTGCTTTCACGGCTTCCCAATAACGTCGTGGTACATGAGCGGTGAACACGTACACATTTTCTTTACCATAAAACCGTTCGAGGAGAAGATAGAGTGCAGCGGACTCTACCCCTCCTGACATTGACATGGCTACTTTCTTGAGATGGCTTGGAAAAGCGTAATCAAGATCAAGCTCAGTACCATCCCTAAAATTTAAGCAGCCTTTGCCCATACTTCATCCCATGATCCAGTTACCGCGCCCTTTGCATAGTCGGTAGCACGGTTTTCAAAAAAGTTAGTGTGCGTTGGTGCGTTAATCATTTCTTCAACCCAAGGTAAAGGGTTTTTCTTTACTTTCATAATACCTTTAAGACCAAGGCTGATAAGGCGACGATCAGTAATATAGCGGATATAACGTTTAACGTCATCAGCGTCCAGGTTATCCATACTACCCATGCTAAATGATAGATCGATAAACCTATCTTCGAGCTCAACCATTTTTCCAGCAATCGTGTAAATTTGCCCTTTAAGCTCATCATTCCAAATGTCCCTGTTTTCTTCAACGAATGTACGGAATAACTTGATCATCGACTCAGCATGCATCGTCTCATCCACAATGCTCCATGTCACAATTTGACCCATTCCTTTCATCTTTCCATGTCGCGGGAAGTTTAGGAGCATGATGAAGCTCGAAAAAAGCTGCATTCCCTCTGTAAACGCGCTGAATGCCGCAATCTGCTGTGCAATTGTCTGTTGATCCTGGCCTGCAATCGACAAGAAGTAATCGTGCTTCGCTCTCATCTCTTCGTACTCTAGGAACTCGTTGTACGTTGACTCCGGCATTCCTAAGGTCTCGATCAAGTGACTGTAAGCAGCCACATGAAGTGCTTCCCTTGCAGCAAAACCACTCAACATCATTCGCACCTCCGGCTGCGGAAAGTACGGTAAGTAGTTCTTGACGTATCCGCCCGCAACGTCCACATCTCCCTGCGTGAAGAACCGGAAGATGTTTGTTAAGAACTTCTTTTCGGATACTGTTAGTTTGTTCTTCCAATCTTTCACATCCTCAATCATTGGAACTTCGGTGTGTAGCCAGTGACTCTGTTCATGTTTCAACCATGCATCATATGCCCAAGGGTAGTTAAATGGTTTGAATGAACTTCTTTCATCTGTTAGTTTTAATTTTCTTTTAGTAGCGTTCATACTTCCTCGACTGAATATCTTAATGTTAGACCTAGCTTGAGGCCTTTGAATTTACCTGTACAATGTATATGCTTTGTCTCAAACATTATAAGACTTCCCGGCACATAAGGGAACGCTTTACCCGATAAACCATAGTAATAAGCGTGTGCATGATCAAGGTGTCGCTCCCAAAATGCGCGGTCAATATCTTTTCCTGTGTGTCCTTCGATCTCCTGTGTCCCAGGTATACCCTGCTCAGGCATGGTAACAGAGAATCCATTACGAAAAAATTCGTTCACTTTTTGAACCATAGACCATGTTATAGGTTTCATATGCCACCGTTGATCAAATACAATCATATCAACACCCGTACCTTCAACATGAATAGGAATAACAAAATTAACTGCCAGAGGCCACTCTGGTAAATGATCAACGTGTGGGTGATATGGAACTTCATGCTTATAGAAATTCCCACCAAGAAACTTTTTAATCGGATAATGTTTTCGCAGAATAGGTTCGACCCATTGAAGAGCCTTGCCTGGATCTGCTTTCTTCATAACTGGTGTTCTATAAACACCTATAGAGTCATAGTATTGCTGGAGTCTTTCAATAAGATCTTGATCAAATACGTCAAACTTCTGCCATGAATCAATAGGACCAATCATTTAACACCAGCTTGTCTTTGCTTCACCAAAATACTCTCTTGCAAAACCATTTGCAATCAGTTGCTGACGAAGACTCCTACCATCTAAAACGATATCACCAAGTACACGACCGCCGTATTTGTCCCAATCCATAAGGATGATTTGACGTTTTGTACTTTTATTGATGAGGTCCTTGGTGAATTGTGTTGCTGCTTCTCCACGTTTAGCTTCTGATTCACATTTTGCACGAAAAGACTTCTCTGGTGTATCAACACCATACACACGAATAGACAACTCTTTCTTCAATGGATCGGGAAGCCAATTTGCTTGAAAAGCAACAGTATCTCCATCAATGACGCGTGTCAACACAACATCATATGTAACACCTGTTTTGTTTTGAGCGAAAGCTAAACAAGGAACAAGTAAAATAAGGGCTAGTAATTTCTTCATTGTTGTAATGCCTCTTCTAATTGTTGTTGAGTAAATGTACCGCTAATTCTTTGGAGGATGTTATCGTTTTCATCAAGAATAATCATATGTGGAATACCTTTAATACCATAAAATATGGTTGATTC